TATCTGTTTTAGTTGTTTAAGCCAAGTGAAGAACAGATTAGACCTTTCACCTTCAATCAAGCCTTTACCTTTACCACTGAAGGAAACGTCTTGACAAGGTGAACCTGCTATCATCAAGTCTACCTGTTTCATATCTTTGTAGTTGACATTGTTTATGTCACCTAAAAACACACTATCAGGATAATGATATCTAGTTACTGCATTACAGTATTTATCAACTTCACTGATGTACATCTTGGTTACTTTTCTATCTGCTCTATCAAGAGCAAGATGACCACCACTGTATCCATTAAAAGCACTATAGACTATCATCTACTTTTCTCCTAATTTCTAACTTAATCTCTTCAAGACGTTTCTTAGCATCCTCAAAGGTATCAAAGTTATAAAAGATGGTACGTAAATCAATGGCATCATCAGATAATTCATACTGTATCCTACCTTCTTTTGATCTACCTTTTATGATACACCATGTATTCCTCAGTGCATTTCTATTTCCTTTTCTAGCACCCATTACTTAAACTCCTTTTTCATTTTTTTTACTTTATTAAACAATTTTGAAAATTCATTTAACTCTGAATAAGTTGCAAAGTATTTATAACGATCAAAGTTATCTTGATTATGAAAATATGCTCCATTTAAAAATCTTATAAAATTATCTTTACCTATGATTTGAAAAGCTATATCTTTGTGTTGATCATACACATGAAAATGATTATTTAAATAAGGCATTAAGCTTTCTCCTTTTTCTTTTTGTCAATATACAAGCGAATACATTTAGACTTATGTAATGGTTGTCCATAAGTATAGTTTCTCCAACTTTCACCTTTAGACAATTTATCTTTATCTAGATATTGTCCTCTTGCTTTCATTGTATAGCTTTTATTATTGAGATATATTTGCATCATCTGTACAAACCATTTTCCATAGTGATCATTAGGTATGTTTGAGAAAACATATCTATCACCAATGGTATTTTGTTCATCATACAAACGCATAATGATTGAACGTAATCTAGATACTTCACGTTCTAACTTAAATATCTGACTAGTTAATGCCTTTGGTTTATTTTTAAGTTCTTCTTCTAATCTTTCACATTTATCCCATAACAAGTCATAGGAATCTTTGCGAACATAACCTTCTTTTTTAAATATCATAATACTTCTCCTATAAAGTTCTATAAAGATTACATATAGAGATTACAATAACAATATCTCTATAGGTCTTTTAAGTACAGTTTATTTTTTTTCCTGTCAAACTTTTTTTTGTCTTTTTTTATTTTTGGTTTAAATAATTTATTTTTATGTAGTTCTTCAGCTATTGGATTTCTTGGCTTTAACACACCATTCCAAAACATATTTGAAATATTTTTTCTTCTCATATTGACAACCTCACCATATTTAAATTATACACATGATATCCATAGTGGCAAGGGAGTAGTTGTGGTAGACTTAAAATTTTTAAACATTGGGTGTTTTTTTATACCTTTCTACCAATGTTTAGCCATAACTACTTCATTTGTTTTTTTCCATTATCACTGTTGTCGTTATGGATGACAAGACTCCTCCTATGGATGTCAACGAAGGTAGAGTTATCGCCTTCGTTGACATCGAAACAGACTCATTAGATGCTACAAAAATTTATGTGTGTTGTGTAAAGAGGACAACTGACAAACAGGTACAAGTGTACACTGATCCTGACAAATTTAAAAAAGAAACAACTGACATTGACAAGTTCATAGGACATAACATCATTGACTTTGATGCTCCTATACTTGACAAGCTTTGGGGAACTAATCTGACAATTGACAAACTGTATGACACTCTTGTTCTATCTCAGATACTTTCACCACAAAGAGAAGGTGGTAATAGTTTGAAAGCTTGGGGTGTTAGATTAGGTTTTGACAAAATATCCTTTGACAACTTTGACAACTTCTCAGAAGAGATGGTGACATACTGTAAGAATGATGTGTTGTTGACAGAAAAACTTTATAACAAGCTGACAAAGGACAAAGAGGAATATAAATTTTCTGACAAGTCTATCGAACTTGAACATAAAATTAGAGATGTGATAAGACGACAAACAGAGCATGGCTTCTATTTGGATGAACAAAAAGCACATACTCTGTATATCGAAACAAAGTCTAAGGCTGACAAAATTAAGTCTGACATTCGTATGCAGCTAAAGCCAAAGCCTGTTGTTGACAAAGAGGTCAAGGTAAAATTTAAGAAAGACGGAAGTATATCTAAGATTGGTTTACGTGGACATGACATTAGTGGTGATTGTACTTTGTTCAAGTATCAAGAGTTCAACCTAGATAGTCCAAAGCAGATAGTAGAACGTATGAATGAATTTGGTTGGAAGCCTGTAGATTTTACTCCAAAGGGTACACCAAGAGTAACAGAGAACAATCTAGCAACACTACCTGACAATGCTCCTGAAGTTGCAAAGAAGGTAGCTGAGTGGAAGATGCTAGAAACAAGATGGAAAACAATTAATAGTTGGCTTGACAATCTAGGTAAGGATGGTCGTATACATGGTAGAGTACAAACTCTAGGTACAGTTACAGGTAGAATGAGTCACTCTGATCCTAACATGGCTAACATAATATCAGTGAGAAAACCATATGGATATGAATCAAGGTCATGTTGGACAGTTCAAGATACATCAAGATACTGTCTTGTTGGGATGGATGCTCAAGGTTTGGAACTACGAATGTTGGCACATTATATGGGAGATCCGATTTACTCCTCTATTGTTGTTGATGGCGATCCACACACAGAGAACCAAAAGAAAGCACAGTTGCCTACAAGGGATATGGCTAAGACCTTTATCTATGCCTTTCTATACGGAGCAGGAGTTGCCAAGATTGGAAAGATCGTCAATGGAAGTCCTGCTGACGGCACTGCACTTAAAAAGAGATTTCTAAAAAATTTACCAAGTTTACAACGTCTGATTGACAAAGTACAAACTGCTGCACAAAGAGGACATATACGTGGACTTGACGGAAGAAGAATATTCATAAGACATCAACACGCTGCACTTAATACTTTACTTCAAGGTGCAGGTGCTATTGTTTGTAAACAATGGAGTATTTTTATGGATGAAGCAATTCAGCGTGAAAGACTAAATGCCCATTTGGTCAACACAATTCACGATGAACTACAATATGAAGTTGACAAAGATCATGCAACTCATATAATAGAACTTGCAGATAGCACTATGCAAGATGTAGGTAAATTCTTTAATATGAGAGTTCGCCTTAATGCAGAAGCTAGGCAAGGAAACAATTGGGCAGAAACGCACTAACAAAGAAAGTGAGGTATTTATGATAGTACGTGGAAATGCAATGTGGGCAAGTGTATTTGATAAGAATACATTGTCTGATAAGTATCAGATTGATATTTGCAATCTTGATAACAAGACTGTCAAAGAATTAGAGAAGGCAGGATTGAAGGTAAAGTCAGGTGAAGGAGATAAAGCAGAAAAAGGTAGTTTTATTACTGCTAAGTCTACTTTCCCACCAAAGGTTATGGACAGAGCTAAAAGGTCTTGGGATGAAAATGTCAAGATTGGCAATGGTTCTGCCGTAAAGTGTAGTGTTGATCTGTATGAATGGTCAATGAACGGAAACAAAGGTGTTTCTGCAGGGATTAAAGCCGTCATGGTTACTAATCTCATTGAGTACACAGGCAAAGATGAGTTGGATGCAGAAGAAGAGATCGAAGACGAACTGTGAAAACCATCGACACATTAATTGATGACGTTGTAGATTTAGCTGAAAAAGGTGTAGATGTAAAACGTCACCAATCCTCTATCGATAAGTTCTCAAAGAATATGAGAGAGCTTATCGAAGAGTTTTTAAGCAAGAAGGAAAAGAATAAAGAAAAGTTCAGACTACGTATGTCTGCTCTTGGAACTCCTGCTAGAAAACTTTGGTATCAGAAGAATACGATAGATGATCTTGACACGTTTAGTGGAAGTCATCTTATTAAATTCTTTTATGGTCATATGATTGAGGAACTTGTCTTGCTCTTGGCTGAAGTGTCAGGTCATAAGGTTGAGCATAGGCAAAGAGAACTGCTTCTTGATGATGTTAAAGGGCATCAAGATGCAGAAATCGATGGAGTATTAGTGGATGTAAAATCAACATCTGCTTACTCCTTCGATAAGTTTAAGAATAGTAAATTATACGAAGACGATCCATTTGGATACATAACACAGATATCTGCATATTCTCAGGCATCAAAAAACAAGGATGCAGCTTTTTGGGCAGTAAACAAACAGACTGCTGATATGGCTTTGATGCACATAGATAAATCACATTTAGAAGATGCAGTTTCTCGTATTAAGTATTTAAAGAAAATATTAGATTCTGACGTTCCACCTCAAAGATGTTATGAGGAACAGTTTGAGGGAAAGACAGGCAACAAAAAACTAGATAAGAATTGTACGTTCTGTGCTTTTAAATATGAGTGTTGGAAAGATGTTAATAATGGTGAAGGTCTACGTGTATTTAAATATGCGAGGGGTCGTGTATATTTAACTCACATAGAAACTTTACCCAACGTGGAAGAGGTACTATAGATGTCAGATATCGTGGAATCACATCTACCCTGTCCTGACTGTGGAAGTTCAGATGCTTTAGCAAAGAACAGTGATGGTTCAACTTATTGCTTTTCATGTTCTACACACACAAAGGCAGACAATGTAATTAAAATGTTAGATAACCTAACTATAAGAAAAAAAGAAACAATGTCTTTACATAAAAGAAAAATACAACAACAGACTATAAAAAAATATAATGTTGTTGAAACAAAGAACTCTATAAAGTTTCCCTATTATGATTCAGACAATGCAAGAGTTGGCTATAAAGTTCGTAGCACAACAGAGAAAAGATTTTCGTATGAAGGTATTTCAAAGAAATCTTTACTGTTTGGTCAGAACCTATTCAACAAAGGTGCAAAGTACATAACACTAACAGAAGGTGAAATAGATGCACTGTCTGCTTTTCAGATGCTAGGATCAAAGTATCCTTGTGTGTCTTTACGGAATGGTGTGTCAGGTGTAGCAAAAGACATAAGAGAAAGCTACGATTGGTTGATATCATTTGACTGTATAGTTATTTGTTTTGATGATGATGAAGTTGGTAGACAGGCAAGTAAAAAGGCTGCAGAACTTCTATCACCAAAAGCACGTATTATGCGTATGTCCTACAAAGATGCCAATGAATATCTACAGAACGATGAAAGTTCAAGATTCACTAGAGAATGGTGGGCTGCAGAAGCACCACAACTAGAAGGCATAGTAGCAGGACATGATTTACTTGAAGCAGTTATGGCAGGTCCTACACTACCTTCTTGTCTGTATCCCTATGTTGGTTTGAATGATCTAACTTACGGAATAAGAATGTCAGAACTTATCACAATAACTGCAGGAACAGGTATTGGTAAGTCAAGCTTTCTACGTGAGATAGTATATCATATGCTAAAAGAAACACAGGACAACATAGGACTGATGTTTCTTGAAGAGGATGTAGCAAAGACTGCAAAGGCTATTACAGGACTTCACCTCAACAAACCAATACATCTACCAAAAGTAGAATACACAGATGAAGAACTGCGAGAAGCTTTTGATGAAACAATGGGAAAGAAACGTATCTATCTGTTTGATCACTTTGGTTCTAATGAGATAGATGAAGTTGTAAACAGAGTAAGATACTTTGCTAAAGTTCTTGGTTGTAAATATGTAATTATAGATCATATAACAATTATTGTAAGTTCACAACAGACAGGTGATGAACGTAGAAGTCTTGATGAAATAATGACACGACTACGTACACTTGTACAGGAACTACAGATTTGTTTGATGATAGCAAGTCATCTAAGAAGACCTGCCAACGGATCACATGAAGAAGGTGGAGTTACATCTCTAGCTCAACTACGTGGATCTCATAGTATTGGTCAGCTTAGTGATATTGTTCTTGGCTTGGAAAGAAACGGACAGGCAGAGGACATAGAAGAAAGACATACAACACGTGTCAGAGTTATAAAGAACAGGTTCTCAGGTCTAACAGGTCCTGCCTGTGCTTTACGATACAATAGAGATACAGGTCGTATGCTTGAAATAGTAGATGATTTTGAAACAGAAGAAGGAGAGTTATAATGCCTTTCATACTTCAATCAAAAGTAACAGATCTCGACATAACAGATAATCCTTTGGTGTATTATGTATACCCTGAAAACGTAGAACGTGTAGGTGGTTCAGAGTTTACCAAAAGATTACGAAAGAATGTAGATCAATGTTTACCTTTGATTATAAAACAGAAAAGCTTTAAGACTAAAGATTCATTTTGGCTTGATGAAGATTTTGATTTCGCAAGAAAACACTTTACAGAAACACAAGATATGATTAAAGTTAAAATGAATAAACATGAATCAATCGTAGTGTTTTCTTTAGATAATCTCTATGCAGAGATGGATGATATAAAGAAACACTCACCAATGTTCCATAAGTTCATATTGGATCAGATAGCTTTTATGAGAGATAGGTGGAAGCCACGTGCAGTTTAGAAGTGGATTTGAAAAAGGCTTTTCAAACTACCTAAAAGATTTAGGTGTAGAGTATACGTATGAAGGTAAAAGTATAGAATACGTTGCTAAACCTAAAAAATATAAACCTGATTTCTATCTAATTGATCAAGATATCTATATAGAAACAAAAGGATACTTTGATCAAAAGGATAGAGTTAAGCATTTGCTTATTAAAGAACAACACCCAACTTTGGATATTAGATTTATCTTCATGGATTCAAGTTTAAGAATAAGTAGATTAAGCAGCACGACTTATGCTAAGTGGTGTAGAAAATATAACTTTCTATTCGCAGATAAATTTTTACCTGACGAATGGTTGAAGGAGAAAAGAAAATGAATGAAGAAGATGCAAAGAAAGTTGGAGAACTTTTATCAGTCATGCCTAGTGGGTATGGCTATGTAATACTTGAACCTGATGAATTAGATCCTAAAGCTTTTTCAGTAAAGATGGTTGAGAAGTTTAAAAAAGGTAAACATAGTTTAACTGTAAAT